ACAGGTGAACAGTATAAGCTGTTCTGTAAGTTATATGCACTATCTGGCATATCTAATGTCTCCCTATAGGTATCCCCTACCAATCCTGGGGCATCCATAGGGGGATTATGTACCTAATCTCTATATATAAAAGGGCACCTAGTAATTACTAGATACCCCCTCATAACATCCCTATAGCAATAGCTATTACGATGTAGGTCGCCTGATCTGGAAGTTATCAATCATGTACACATCAATGTAATCGGCAGCCCCCAACGGTAATACAGATACACTTATCTCTACCTGGAATGGCCCAGGAGAGAATACCTGTGGGCTGCTATAGTTCTGGATAACACCCAACCTATTGAGGTCGGAGAAGTACGCCTCCAGGGCTGTGGAGATCTGCCTTACTAACTTAGATGTTAGTGGCTCACTCTTATACCCTTGCAGCATTTGCCATAGATCCATGCGGACACTATCATAGGTCCTACGCTTAACTACTATATCCCCATCCAAGGTCTGCCCCGTTAGGAAGAAGTACGTATTAAACGCCTTATCCATATGGATAACCTCTAGGCCTGCATCTGCTAAAGGTTGTAGCTGCTGCCTAGTGGAAATGGAACGGGTATCTACTTCAGTTACGCCAACTACTGGACCACTACTAGTGCGAGCGTGTGGTCCTACATAGAATGGGATAAGAGATAGCTTACCAGCGTAGAAGGCATCAGGTGAGGCAGAGAAACGTGGTGCATTGGGCTGGCCGGCATAGCTAGACCACCCAGCTACCATCACCGCTCTTCTAGATCTATACCCCTCTACAGCCACGCGGGCTGCCTCGGGGCGTACCTTAGGAGGTGCATTGAGGATAGCAATACGTAATCCTTCATACTCAGTCGCCCTCTCCGCCTGTGCTATCAAGGCCATCTTAATGGCATCACTCTCCCATATCCCAGGGGTGAGGGTAATATGCACAGGTTCGCCGTCTGCTAAGCTAATAGCTCGTGTATAGTCTTCCTCTTCAGGTACTGGACCATCATACCCATCCTCTAATGATATGTTCTGTAGGTATTCGGGCCCTTGCGCTACAGGATTCCTAGGGTCCTGTGTACCAGAGTATCGATCATCGGCAGGCGCTAGCCTCATAGGCGACCTGTATAATAGGTTCACGTTATAGCTATCGGGATTGAATAACTTGGGTAGGAACAACCCCCTCACATGATTAGACCCTGTTAGATCTAGCAGGTTACCACTAGCATCACTATTGATAAGTGATACATTGAAGATCTCATCCCTCAATGGTGGGTTGTAGTTATCCTTATTAAGATCCCGTACCGTTACCCTGAACTTAGTAGTAGTAATAGGGTACACCGTAACCCTTAGGGAGTTACCCCATGCACCCTCAGATGTAGCATATAGCCTGAATAGGGGTGAGCCTGATAGATCGTAGAAGTCCCTATAGGCACGACGTGGTCCATCAAATCCACCCGTCATGTACGTCATGTTGTACCAGGTGTTATTGGTGAACGATAGCCCTTGCTGGTTAGCAAACCTGAAGATACCTAACGAGTCAAACGTGGAGGAAATAGGTTTATCTAACCATACCTCTGCCATATTACCCCATAGTGGTACCTCCACTTTCACCACTTTAGTACCAGGCTGCACGAAGGTAGCACTAGGCTCTGGCCCAGATGGATCCTGTGGGTTGGAGAAGTATAGCTGGCCGTATAACCCACCACCCTCTATCTTCTCAACTCGGGCCCCTACCTTGATGTAAGTCGCGTACTCCACCGGTATATGGATGTACTTCTCACCAGCATAGAAGGCTGCCTCTACTATTACCTCACCATCTGGATCCACCGCCTCCATCCAGTACCCGAACCTATTACCTAACGCACCCTCTAGATCCTCATCCAGGTAGAACATGAACCCGTCATCTGTCTCTAATCTCTCTACCCTATTGAGAGGATTCTTACCTTGTAGGGCCGCCTCCATATAAGTAACTACCTGATTAGGTGCTACACCCTCTGGGATATCAATCTCGAAGCGTGATGCATTTAGTCTCACCGACCACACATCACCAACCTCTAAGTTGATCTTCTGATTAGGACCTAGTGCACCAAAGCTAATGAACACACCAGCGTGCACACCAATAGGCCTGCCCGCATCAGTGAAGATATTGACTGTGAACTCCTCCTGCACCGGTAGTCGGTACCATAAATTGGTATCAATGTAATTGCCCTGTGGGTTAATAATATGCCCTAGCTGATCAGGACTGGTACCTGGCTGGAAGTAGTTGTACTGTCCAGGGGGTAGGTAACCTAATGGGTTGACATCCGGCAATGGATAGATAGGTACTGGTAATAACCTAGGGCATATGCGTATCTTACCTGGTACTACAGGGCCTGGGTATGGATCTAGCTCTACACCAGGCATCGTGGTATCAGGTACCGATTGATCATCAGGGACTACCTCATAACCATCTGGGTATGTACCATTATCCTCAATCTCATAGCACTCCCCATGCATCCAATCCATCTCGTTATTCACACCATCGGGTACGAATATGAACTTCACACGAGCGAAGCCTTCACTATCCACCTGCATTACCCTAAACCATAACCTACCACTACAATCACATGTAGGTACACCGGAGAAGGTAATAGCTGCCTGGCACTGCCGATCAGTTCTATTAACAAATACCCCCGTATAGCGTAAGTGTAGGATCAACTTATTGGGCTTAGTTGTAATCCCATTGAACCTAATCATACCCCTGGCAGACTTACCACTACCTAATACCCTAATGAGGGCAAACTCTGATGCCCCTTGGTTATAGGCTATCTGGTATGCCATAGACCCACGCTTAGTGTTAGATCCATAGGTGGTGGCAAAGTCATCGAACCCACCAATGTAGCGGAGGGTACGTGGGCCCCTACTGAACTCACCCACGATAAGGATACGGTTCCTTACGTTATTCCCTATGGGGGTGAATGATTGGGTTATCTCGGTTATCTTAATCCGTGGTACCAGCATCTTCTAATCCTTAGTATGGGTTCTCTTCTAACCATGCGGTTATAGAGGTTGGGGCACAGTTCCATCTATCTCTCCAACCCCTACCTATGTAAGTGGTTACCTGCACTAACATCTCCGCCTCATGGTACATGATGTTAGTCTCTGACTCCCATGGCCTATCTTTATGGTTCTCATACAAGACCTCTATGTTAAACTCAGGGCCCGATACCGATGCCTTCGCGACGGGGTCCAGTAATGCTAAACGTATGAGGCCCATGTAGTGACCGAAGAGGTCCATGGTAGGGTTTGTCCATAACTCTACCTCATGAGTTGCATCACTTGTATGCAGCCATTCACGAGGGTGTAATGCTACCTCTATCGGTACCCTCAGTAACTCCCTATTACTAACCTCATTATTTAATATCATCTGCTTGTGGTGCAGCTTGATGGCTACAGAGTACGTCACCTCATCCGTATCCTCACCCCCTACACCATCTGACACATAGAATACACTGATAGACTGTGAGTCAGGTCTAGGTAATGCCTCTTTCTCATTGAGGTTGGCATGGCAGTACACAGAACAGGTAAGCCCGTCCCTTACCTCTATACCGTTGTACATCCTCCATCTGGCTACCTTCTCTAACCCACCTGGGGGACTGATCAGTAATGGGTGCCTTACTAATAATAAGAATACATACCACTTTATATATGTCATAGAAGGAGCAGGTGCACCTACATATCGCCCCCCACTAGTTAAGTGTTGATTAATGCCTACAGTGTCCACCCTGCCCCCTCCTCAATCTATCCATACGACCCATCTGGTCATATACTGCCTGCATACGCGGTGATACCTGTATCTTGAAGTTGGTGGCAGAGTATACCCCAGTAGCCTCCTCCGCCAGTGTAGGCCTTCTAATGGATCTACCACTATTAGGGTTGATGGTTACCGCTACTGGGCCCGAGCCATAAGGGTATAACGATGAGGTAGCGGTGCCCATAGACGTAGTGACACCTACTGGTACAGATGTAATACCTACAGATATAGTAGATGCACCAGTAGGTATTACCTGTATAGCCTGTGGGTTGACCTGTGCTACCAGAGCATTGGCACCTAATACCTCCCTTAATGACTCCGCTACCTGCGTGACCGTTCCACTACTGCCTGTGCCAGCAGACACTGGCACGACCCCATCATAAGGCAGTCCATCTATTGATATGGCATACTTTACTACACCATCCCCACTACCTTGAAGGTATATGGTATCTACAGTGTTGTTAGTATTTACCTTAGTAATAGCACTCTTCTCCACCTGCAACAATATACTATGGGGGCCACTAGGGTGTAGGTTCTTATAATTGGGTACTACTCCATACAGTATTGAAGGTATGCTGGTCTCCAATACACTACCCTTCCAGCTACTAACGGGTACACTATCTGGTATCAAGTAGAAGCATAGTATGGCTAGCTCCTTAGTCACAATAGGATCTGACCTACGTGGGGATAAGGTTATATAATCTAATCTAACTAAGGCCCCGCCTTGGACACAATCAACAGGTGCAATAGTATAGACACCCCTATTGGGTGAGGCTAGGATATTACTACCACCCCTCACTGATAACTGGTTAATAGCTTCTGATAGGTTAGTTATTAGAGAGGGTAAGTCAAGGGGTACCTCTATTGCTATTTCTAATGGTACTGGTTGGGTTGAGGTGAGTGTGTATACTGCTACCCCCTTCGTACCCTCTGGTATGAGTATCTGATCACTAGAACGTCCATCTTCTATTAGACCTGAGAAGTAGAAGGTAGGCCCTTCTTGAGCTATGAGGGCAGCGGCTACTGCATCCCCATCCCCTAGTAATGATTTAATCTGTTGTAGGACTTGACCTCTCAATCTATCCAAGTCTTCAATAGCCTGCTGCTCCATCCTATCCCCAAGAGGTAGTAGCTGGATACTAGAGTTGAGGGGGGTAGCCCTAATAAAGTAGGAGGCAGTGAGGGCGGCAGCTACACGATGGATATCATCCACGTATGGTTGGCTAGTTGCTAATCTCTCTACCTCCCTATATAGAATCTCGTAGGATATACCACCCGGTGGTAAGATACTCGCCTTATCCTTATCCACACTGGTAGATAGTATTAAGGCAATGCGTGGGTAGGCCTGTGTCAATGCTGCCCTCCTAATCACATCATCCGTTAGGGATGTGGAATCCTTGAGGATCTCACATGATAGGCGCACACTCTGCACGAATGTCTTCCCATTGACTACCTGTAATACATCGGGGTGGTTGGATAAGGACATCGGTAACTCCTACTATTATGTGCCTACATCATCTACTTCATCGCTAGTATCTGGTTAATGGTACTCTCCTTATCTTTATACTCCAACCCCATGGTTGCAGCTAATGATTTCAGGGCCGGCACCTTCATAGACCTTAGCTCTGCCTCCCTCATCTCAAGGGCCGTTGGTTGGGGGATGGATTCAATACCCTCAACTACCGCTACAGCTACATACTCCGCAGCCATAACCTCATCCCCATATCGTGGTAAGTCAGCTTCATCACTTGGTAAGGTAGGCATTACCTCATCCTCCTCAGTGACTATAGATGGAATTAACACAGGGGCTGGGTTAAGTCCCGCCCTAACTAATGTCTCCACTATATGGGGGTTCTCTACAGGATCTTCTGGGGGTATGAGAGCATTACTTCTCAGTGGAGGTGCTGGATCAGATACTAGGTCCTGATACCCAGTACCAGAAGCATAGGTACCACCTTTCTCTTCCTCATTACCTACAACCGCCTGCCCTTCTATATACATGAACTGGCGGTAAGGGTTGGAGGGGGAATCTAGATATATAATCTCCTCCCTATCCTTGATGGGGTCTAGGGAGTACCACTCCCCAGTGGTTACCCAGTACGACTTACTACCGTACTTATATTGGAATGGGGCTAGCATTAATACCTTTACAGGCATTATATAGTCTACCTCCACACGTGGAGTAACCATATGTAATGCTCTTGTGTATTGAATGGAGTCACCACGGGGGTCTAGCGTACTACTATGTTCCATCGAAGAAGAACTCATACCTTTCCTCAATCTCTGCTGGTACACCGGCTGCCATACCACATACTCTCACGAGTAACGTAGGGCATGCATAATCTGTTAGCTTACCACGCCTTGGCATTGGCATACATATACGTGCTGGTTGGAAGGCGGGGGCCATGTGGATGGGGTTTACTCTACCTAAGGTGGCTACCTGATCCTTCGTATAGAACTTAATGATCTTATCCTTATCACCCCATTGCCCAGGCCCTAGGTTACTGGTAACGTAATACTCCCAGTACCTGCCGAATACGGTAGTCCAACCTAACCCGATGATATCATCACAATCTACACAAGGGCCTAGTGGTACTAATGGTACCAAAGGACGTGTGACATAACCGTAAGCCTCACGTAAGCTCTCCGCAGATGGGTAGTTTAGTACATACCCATTGGTCATGGCTGCTGCATCCGCTGCCGTGGGGTACAACACTAACGTCTTAATCTTCTCTAACGGTACCGCACCAGTATACACACCCGGAGCAGTGATAGTTAAAGCAGTAGGGTTTAGGTTGGCAGTAGTAGCATCCTGTGTAGCCATCAGTAAACGGATCTCGGGGCCTGTCATACCAGCTAGTACATCCCTGTTGGGTCTGTTATCCTGGTCTACTGCCTCCGCAATGATGAAATCTACACCTACAATAGGTAACTGATTACCTACGAATGCAGGGTCTTGCATGTTTTGTAGTGCAATCTGGTACTGACCGTATGCTGCCCTCTCCGCCTGGGTAGCAGTACCGTTAGAGATCCTCTCCCATAACTCATTGATCCCACCTGCTGCTGCAGTGAGTGCCTCTACCGCTGATGGGAAGAAGAAGTCGGCATAGGTATCCCCATTCTGACTGTAGGTGTAATAGTTAGCACCGGCTGCCTCCGCTGCTGCCCTAGTAGGGTACTCATTATACCTAGGTACCGCATAGATGTTATAGCAGGCACCATCCTTCAACATGGCGGGGGGGATGGTGGAGAAGTTCAATGCCCCACCCAATGGGTATGAGAACCCATCAAACTCGATTGCCCCACCCGTAAACGTTACCGTACTACCGACTAAGGTAGCTGTAGGGCGTCGTGTTACTCCCGCTAGTACATAAGGTACTGCTTGTCCCGGCCTGCGTGCACCAGGTAATACCTGATGCGAGTTCATTAATCCTGGCATTTAACTCTCCTGGTAAGACATTATTCAAATAGGCACACTAAATGTTATGGCATGAAGTTCAGGTCACCCTGTAAAGACAGGCGGTTATTGATATCTTCTAGAGTTGCTACATTCACATGCACTACTCTATATGGATATGTTAGATATGGCATACCTGCATTACCCATCTGTAGATACATACCAGGTGCTGCTGGGATGTGAGTCTCCATATTGGTACGTGACCAGATACCTGGCTTACCATCGGGGCTCTCACCAATACAGAACTGTGTTCTACCAATAGCCTGGACCTCACCACTTGGGCTCTGACCTGATATAAACACTACCTTGTTCTTAGGCCACACCCGTTTATTAACCCCATCCACGGGATCGATGAACTGGGTATCTACTTCCCTTACCTCTAACCCGGCAATGGCTGTAACTAACCCATCATTACCTAGCTGGATGAACTGACTATATGGGCTGGAACTATCTGATTGGATGATCCTTGTGCCTGACATCCAGTTCACAATGTTACTAGTCGATAGCACAGACCTCATCTCTGGGGACATGTACATAGCGGTCAGGTTACTCTTGTGCGTGGCCTTGAACCACTGCTTTATGCTCTGAATGGTATACACAAAGTCTGCATTAGGGTCTGCCCATGAAGTACCCGCATTCACTGCACTCAGGGAGTTCGTATCCTCGTACGTCCTGAAGACACGACTCTCGTTACGGCCACCAATGCCGGCAGTGACATTATAGGAGAACAGATTATATGCGGGGATGTTACTTGCTACATCCGTAAACACACCAGTCCTTGGATCTGTATAGCGGATACCACCGAGTAGCATACGCGCTCTGAATACATCCCATGTCAGGTTATGTTCCATCACCATCATGGCGATCATCTTCTGGATCTGCTCACCAGTAGGGTAAGGATCATTGCAGTTCCTTACCCGGTTATTGATCTCCCCATAGCATAGCGATGTACTCTGCCTAATAAACAAGGGCTGTACATAGAACATCCTCTCCCTACCATAGTTAGGGCCTACTAGTACGTCAGGCTTACATGGGAGTACGATGGGGAATATGGTATGGTTTGGCTCCATTGTCTGACGTACTACGACAGTCTGGGCCTCAATGGTCTCAATAGGGAATAGCTCAGTCAGTGGGGTATTACTGACGATAGGGATATACGACTCCGCTAGCTCAGTGAATACACGACCCCACTCAGCCTCAGTGGTGCCAGTGGTAATCCACGGGCTGATATAGGGCCCGAAGTTATAAGGCCCATTGGGCTGTATCTGCAATCCTTGAGGCATGTGTCACCTTACTTGTATTAGTGTTGGGATTATATAGCGCTACCCATGTAGCTTGATGATGCAAGTGTCTAGATAGCTACACTGGTAGCCTTCTTACGGTTCTCTAAGGCGATGTTCTCGAGGAAGCCCTTAACGCCCCCCTCTTCATTGTTAGATACACCAGCTAAGCCCATCTGGGTTGTTACTACAGGTGTCTGTTGCAATGCACCAATTAATAGATCTCTGATACTATCCATTAGGGATGACTCATTCTCTACACCACCCTGCGATAACTTGACAGTGGTAGCCTTACTTTCTAGTGCATTCCTAATAGCGCTATAGCGGTTAACGATGGCAGCGGATGCGCCCATACTCATTAACTGCTGTGACTCTACTTCCTGCGCTGCCCTTGATGCGTGATTGGTGTATAAGGAGGCATCACTCTCCGCCTTCGCTAACCTATCAGCCATGCCCGTCATCTTGGCTTCTAGAGCAGCTACCATAGCCTTGGACTCGGCTACCGCTGCATCCTTCTCCGCTTGGATACGGTCTAGCTCTACCTTAGCTTGGGCATCCTTCTCCGCTTGAGCAGTATCTAATGCTAATCTCATCTTAGTCATGATTGATGCTGTGAGAGCATCTACATCCAACGCGGGGGCTACCACTGCTGGTGAAGTGACAGAGGTAATCACTGGTGCCATCTCTGGTGGTACTACTACGGATGGGGCTTGTTCAATGGTCGATGCTGTCATATCTTCTATTCCTTCTACTTTATCTAAGACTTGTACTGCTGGAGCATCTGTTACTGGTATTGATGTTGATGATAACTTCACCACACTATTAACCATATCCAATGGTACTGTACCATTGTGGGATAGTAGCTGTACTTTACCCTCCTCACCCCATGGTAAGTATGGGGTATTAGTCAGTGCTACACGGCTAACTGCCATACCACGGGCTTTGCCCGAGGTCTTATCCATCAGGTTCCTAATGAACTCACCTGAGGCATGAGTATACCCCCCCTCCTTTACTATCTGTGAGGTGTTGGGCGGTACTGCAAAGTACCCATTTAATTCACTCCCACCTTCACCCTCCCTCACTAGATTCTTCATCCCACCCCTATTACGGGCTGAGTCTGTGCTATTGGGTTCCTCATCTAGATGCCCAAAGGTTAGGTGGGGCTCAAACCCCAAGGCCCCTGCATTGAAGTTCACTAACGCTGCATTGAAGTCATCTTCAGTAAACTCTACTGTCCCATATGTAGGGTGGGCCCACGCCCCTATCTTGGCAATGGGTACCTTCAATATACTGAGAGTGTTTAACTCTCCCGTGGCTTCTACCATTCTTCTCCCTATACCTTCTAATTGGAAGTAGGTACCCTTATCTATTAGCCCACGCTAAGGGCTCAGTACATGTATAATGTGTGGATAATAACCCCACGCAGTTACTACAACAGCATTCCAAGCACCGTCACTATTAGTACACCATCCAACATTAATCCCATCACCATAGGTACTTATATGAGAGATCTACACTGGTACGCAGTACAGCAACACGTAGTTAAGACCTGCATGAAGGGTGTCGTTCTTGAGGAGGTAGCGTCTGACTACATCCACTACCATCGACCACGCAGTAAACCTGTCACTATCGAGACACCATCTGAGGAACAGTTATACCTGTACCTATATGGGAGTATGGTGATGGATGGCTATACTATGGTGCCATCGCCAGATGGGAAGGTACATCTATGCAGTGGGGGGGCTGCTGTATACAACGTAACTAACACTACCTGTACCTGTGCTGCATCTACTTACTCCAAAGATAGTACCCCCTGCAAGCATATTCACATGCTCAGGGGGTATGAATTATATAGGTCACGAGCAATGTCCCTACGATCTAGAGCATTGAACCCTGCCTAATTAATACCTCTATACAGCCTACAGTCATATAGCGAGGAGTTTAATATCCTCACCTCTATACAGTTCAAACCTGGTACTACTAACCTATCCATACCCTGTGGGAACCTATACTCAGGTGAGTACCTAATGTCTACACCTAACCCTGTCTGTAGGTATAGGTGAAAGATCATCCCAGGCTCCGCACCCGTGATAGTGCCTAACTCACCATCTATAGAGAAGCTATGTAGCTGCATCGTACCATCGTATGCGATAGGGTGCCAGATCGATGTACCACCCGTATTCTTGACTTTGTACTGGTGTAACACTACTGATTGTAAGCCTGTCACTGCTATGGTAGGTACTACTACTGGCCCAGTAAAGGTGGCCCCAGCTAATGGTGCTAACCCCGGTGCCTCAATTAGTACCGTATCCCCAACAGGAGATATACGCATTGTGGGGGCTGTAGTGAAGGTGCGGAAGTGTAGAGTGGTACCCACCTTACCATTATATATGCCAGCCCCTACCCCATCATTGATCCCTGTATTGCTCTCCCCTGGTGGGGTACTCGTAATTCCCAATACTCTACCCCTAGTATCTATTGATAAGGTAGGGTTAGTGTACGTCCCCGCTATCACACCTGTAGGCTTTAGTATTGGGTTAGGATACGATCCTACAAGATCACCACCCGCAGGCCCTGATGGTGCCATAGTGCTAGGGTACTCGGGTATCGATATCCCTGGGGTGTGCTTATGTGAATCAGGTATTACTGAAGGGGATGGGTACTGCCCTGATAGGTCACCACCCGCTGTTCCACGTGGTGGTGAAGAATCACCCTCCATAGCAAACCGCTGCCATGTGGGAGCGGTATCTAATAATATGAATAACTCGTCTGTGTCTACCTGTCTCGCTACCTTACCCACGTCAGTGGAGGCGGTAATCACTGCCATTCTAGATAGTCGGTTAGGGAATACCCATGCCGCTGGTGCATGTACCTCCTTAGGTGGTAAATCTCTATGATTCAATACACCAACACCCTGCGGCAGTTCATTCGTTGGTATAGTTACCTGCACATCCCTCACCTCACCACTGAGTAGGGTTACTTTAATAGTCCCTGCTATATTCATTATCCACGTCTCCTGGCTATAGTCCTTACCGGTATCTTCTTCTTAAGACTAACATTATCTATAATAGCTCGTGTATTACCCTTCGTAGAGGTTGCCTTAACTGGTTCCACGGTGTTCGTCACGTGTGCCACTAATCTCTTATTTCTAGGGAATGATAACAGGTCGCGTACATGATTATTATCTAACTCATCAGTGGGGTTGATATATCCCTTATCTGTCATCATAGCTATCGCTTCTACCAGGACTTTGGTTTCACTCCACCTTATGGGGAGCTGGGGCAAACTGCCATAACTATATGCCTCTTTTACTATCCTAGGGTCGAAGTTGTACTGTATTAGCTGTGCTACCACTGACGATAGAAAGTCTTGTGTCACCCTCTGATATATACCCGTTATGAAGTGGTGATACATCTCCACCTGCCTCTCCGATGACCCTGATGATCCTAACCCACTATTTGTATCCCTCATGATGAGGTTAGGGATGTTTAACCCGGTCATCATCTGTAGGTCACACATATTGATGGCATCCGTGAATGCTGATGCGAAGTTGGAGCCCGTGGTTAATGCCTCCAACTTCACAGGTTGGTCTGTACTCAGTTGTGTTAGGACTAACCCAACCTCACTCCTCATCTCTGATAGCTCACGTGCTACTACTTCGTGATAGAACATCTGCCTATCCTCGGTAGGGTGTTGCTCATCTGATTGCTGCACGGGTACGATAGCATACACGATAGGGGTACCATATCTATCTAATGCCACCATCATTAGGTCTAATATCGATCTCTTGAATAGGTGATACTCAAATACTGCAGTGAGCATGGACTCACCCTCTGGATTATTACCCATGCCCTCATGTACCGTATGGCAGAACTTACCTTTATTAAGGCGTACCCAACCCCCACCACTAGGGTTAGTTATATCTAAAGGCCTGGGTACCCATATTCCTGTCTGGTTGAAGTCTACATTACCTGCAGTAGCATAAGGTACCTTCTCCCCATGCGTCAGCATACCACTCCCATTCACCACATACCTTACTTCAGTAGGGTGGTACGTTACCATGTCTGTCACCCATGTCTGTGCCTCCCCATTAGGTCCTATCTTACCTGACCATATAGCTTCACCCAACCCATGCCCAGACCATAGACTCTGATATGTTAACTCCTTTATCCACTTCCTAATACCACCCTCTATATTAGCTCTCACATAGTCTTCTACCATTGGATGTACATGAGCAAAGGGCCCGACCATTGCCGCTACCGAGGAGGCTATCATGTTCAGACCCTCCTTGAATATAGGCTCATGCACACGGGCATAGTCCCAGGCAGCTAATATACCTGGGTCTGTCCTCCTCCTGGTGCAGAACTCTTCACCAGTAGATATCTTAGGGGTTGCCCTTCCCAACATACCCATCTTACGAGGTTGCCTCCTTATCAAGGCGCTCGTCCCCTCTGGAGGTTTAGTAGGTAGCCCTGACTTCTTACCTGTGGTTGGATGTTGATCCATATTGCTTCCTTATTTACTCACGCTCTTATACCCTCCCTATAATAGGGCCTATCCCGATATATACCACTGTATCAATATACCTTAGGTAATCCTATATCGTGGAATAATGACCTCTGTGGCGTTCTATCCTGCATCGCTTGCTCTATCTGCTTCGTCTTCTCATTGGTCTTCTTCTCCCTCTCCGAGATGAACACATTCACAGCCTTAACCATCGCCTTCTTCTCGAAGAACCCTAGCTGTATCCAACTCTTACCTAATGGTAGTGAGGTGGTATTCGCTATCGCTACCCAATTATCTAGCTCCAATCTCTTCACCGTATCCTCTACAGTGAAGATAATGTGAGCCTCCCATATGTTGGGTAGCTCGGGATCATATGCTGCTACCAGACTGCAGAACCTATGTGGTATGATCCTAGCCCTAGCGGCATACGTAGCTTGGGGGTCCTTCAAGTGTAAGGGGTATGCTAACCTACCTTCACTATAACCTAATGGGGCTGCTGTTCTAGCGTACCAAGCTGTCGCTGATCTTAGGGCGTGGTAGTAGCTCCCCTCGCAGGAGACCTTTTCCCACCAGGCGCTTGGGGAGTGGCCATCGAGGCCATGAGCTCCTTTGCTTGTTGCTGCGCCTGTGCACGGAGCTTATCATCAATAAATGCGATCGTCATAAATAACTCTAGGAAGTACTGCACCTCCTTCGGATCCCATGACATAAAGTGCTGGATTGGGTCCATACCAAACTCTACCTGCCCCCCCATCTCATCCACTACCGGTGTTCCATTGATCTTCACAATGGATGCTGCCGCCATTAACTCCTCCAACGTATAACCCTGCTCACGTGGGTTATTACCCGCATATGCCTGGTACTGCTTCGCTAGGTATACCCTATCCTCAAAGGTGAATTGTCTGATCTCTACTTCCCTACCAGATGGTAACTTTACTGGGTACAGTACTGAATCCATGCTCATGCTCGTTAATCTCCTGCTCGTGTACTATATATACTCATATGCTCCGTAGTAACGGATATTGTGGGCATTACCTTATCCTACCACATTCACTTCCCAATCATCACCTGTTGAGTAATCACTCTCCCCCATAGGGTATGCACTGAAGTCCGTGGTAGGGTTATCCATAGTATATGATACCTCTATGGATGCACGTAAGGGATCGCCTTCTCCATCCATCACTGTACCTTCTCCCACTTGCGCTAACCTCTCCGCTATCATGTCTTGCCTCTTGGACTCGGTGTCGGCCATGTTCCTTACGAAGTTCTCTACCACTCCTAGGGAAGGGATGAGGTTAGTACCATGTACCGCTACATGACCACCTACAGCAGCAGTTACCATCCCCAATACTGATGATAGTACTGCCCCACCTATCGTGTTAGCGGCTGCCTTCCAGTTCTTATACTTATCCATATCCATAGGCCTATCTAAACGCAATGGGCTGAACTTAGATAATAGCTTCTCCGCACCACCCATGATGGCAGGGGCAAGTACCACAGCACCCATGTAGAACCCCACCTCACGACCTACCCACCGCCTTACCCACTCCCCCTCATCACTACTACCCTTAGACTCTGCATGCGCCATCCTTGCTCTGAAGGCCTGCCCTAACACTGAGTTCACGCCTGGCCTACCCATCTGTGAATACCCTAGTACAGATACAGTACCCCCCACTACCTGCCCTATCGTGTTCTCATTGACTGAGCCAGTAGCCATTAAAGACCCGAGTAAGGTGAGGCCCGCACCTAATACCATATCGTTCATGTCGTGCATCCTACCTACCGCATTGTGCATCTCCTGGCTATGCCTCATGTGGTTAGCTTGTGATGCACCCGGAGTCATGCCCGTTAGTGATGCCCTTGGTATGGAGGCTGTAGATTGAGCTCGTAGGGATGCACTAACCAATGGGGCCGCTACTTCTCTCATTTCTATACCCTTCAATCTCCTTGTTTCATCCATGTGGATACGGTCCTTAACCTCCTCCATAGCCTGACGATATGCCTCCTGTACTCCTGTCCCCTCCTTTACCTTTAACTCCTGCAGGCGTGATATGGTAGCTGATCGTATCTCTGACTCCGATATTGATGCGCCTAATGCATTCTGTATAGTATCGGACCATGACAACTTACTTCCGGCTGTTAGCTGCTCCGTTACCGCTTTAGCGGTATCTCTCAACATAGCCGCTTTATTACCGGCAGCGGTGGCTTCTACTGCACTCTCTACCCAAGCTGTTGGGGAGTCATATTCCTGCCCCCCTACCAAGAACTTCCTATATTCCTCACCAGGTAGTAACTTCTCATCAGCGTAGGCGAATCGGGTACTACCATCAGCTTTATTCACTACACGCATACCCTCACCCACCCCATCCCGGCTTAGCTCTAGGAAAGCCTGCCCTCCCTTAGTCTGGTTGAGGATATCATCCATCTTAGAGTCTGAGCCTAGGTAATTCATCATCACCCCCATAAATGATGCTGTTGCTTCAGGGGTCAACTTATTACCCATTGCAGCATTCATCATGGTAATCGTTACATCGGCATTCATTACCCCTTCAGGGATACCTGATATACCCTCCGCCCTGCCCGATGCCACTGCGGTAGCCTTCTTCCTCAATACCTCCAGTGTTACGAAGTCCTTCAAACCCTCCCCCGTCTGGCCAAAGATAGGGTCAGTCTGCTTCCTACCCTCATCCACCAGGGCTAACATCAAGGCCTTGTTCTTACTGGATGCCTCCCCCCACCAACTATTGGCATCAGCAGATAAGGCAGCCCCTATGTCATGGGCTAGAGATGGGTCAGCCCTGAACTTATCCTCCACCCCCTGCTCTATATCTGTGGTACCCAGGAACCCACGCATACCACTCCATACCGTCTCCAGGAAGGGTTGGTTATCCTTAGACCCTAGCTCATACCTAAATGCGGTAATGGTAGCCCTCATGTCACGTGCTACTTTGTACCTCACCACGTCCCCTACTAATGGGTCGCCCTCATAACCCCTATCGCGCATCTCTGCTGTCAGCCTGGTAATGCTCTCAGGTGAGTCTATCTTGTACTCCCTATTCAGGTATGACATATCATCAGACGTAGCAGATGATAGGGAGCTAGTATACAGGCTTCTGTTACTACTCTCCACTAACGTATTCAACTGCATGTATGACCGTAGCCCAGGCCCAGTACTCGGCCCTAACTTACCCGCCATCTCATTCAACACACTACGGGCACTATCCTCATCCCCTAACGCTAAGTGCTTCTCATACTCCGCATGCCCTCTCTGTAGCTCACCCAGGACATTAGTGTCACCCTTGAACTTGATACTATCACGTAGTAGCTGCTGGGCACTCTTCATGAACCCCTGTAGCGACTCAGCCCTCTTTGCCTCCGCATGCACGTCCGCTATCTGACCATCTACATCCGTATCATCTATACCAGTACCACGATAGTAATCTCTCATCCCTTCCATAGCAGTATTAGAACTCAGGACGTGCGATAAGGCAATCAATGGGCTATCACGGAATAAGGTACCCACGAGGGCGTTATATGACTTACCTAGGATATCCCCACCCGCTACCCCCAAGGTCTTCGTTAGCATGTCATACACTGTAGGGGCCATGGATGCACCACTACCCATCCCCATGTACTTGCTGTAACTAGATAGGGCACCCTCTGATGTAGTTAGCTGTGCAGCACCATACATCAAGCTCTCTGATACTTCTCGGGTAGGGGATGCCTGTATTGATTCCACCATCTTCGTTAGGAAGTCCTCCCTAAGGTCAGGCTCCGCCGTTAGTAGCTTCTTGAAGTTATCATCAGATACATGCTGCAATATAGTAGATGCATCTACAGCGTATGGAGATAGAGCCTCAGTCAGTGACGTACCCGCATCTATCGCCCTTAGTGTACCCTTGAAGTCCTCAGTAGCGTATATCTGCTCCATGGTCGCGTGCATGGCCACCAGGCTATTCTTATGTGCTACACCCTCTATACCCCCGAATAGCCCACGACCCTGTTGCAGGTAAGTAGGTAGTACCTCCATCTTAATAGGGCTATCCTGGTACTCACTAAGGAATGATTGGGATATGCCCATGTACGATGCAACCTCCTTCCTGAGGAGGGGGTCGTATGTCTCCACTAACCCATCACGTAATGTACCCATCTCACTATCAATGCGGGAGATACGTGATGCTATCGTGGTATTGGCTGCCTTGTACTCGTTCATCGTAGCGATGTAATCATCAATGTACTCACTACCACTAGCAGCAGCCTCCCTCCTCACCATCCCCATCCTTATAGTATTAGCCCTAACCTTATCCTCCAACCTCTGCCTATCGTTCATGGCGGAGCCTATCTTGGAGAAGATGACTGTAAATGAATCACCATCGAAGTCATTGAGGGTGGTAGTCATAGCAGATAGAGCTGGTAATAGCCCCAAGGTCTTATTACGTGCCTCATCTAACTGTGTCATCCCCTGCCCTGCTAGATACTGGTTCAGATCCTTTACCGTGCCTACTGCACTGAACTGTAATCTCTGTATCTCACTTGAACCCACTGGACCTGCTCTGAATACCGTAGCCTGGAGGACATCACTAGTGTTCAAGGATACCTGCAGAGTTTCCATACGTGCTAGAGGGGCCTCAATACTAGTCCAGTCATTCCTAGACTTATGCAATGTGTCTAGCTCGGAGGAGAGGGTCTCCAACTCAGTACGGCTAGTGCCTATAAGAGCTATCTCCTGGGGACCGTACCCATAGGCTGTATCTACCTCCGATAGGTGCTTCAATAGTTGGTCTACTGAACCCTTAGCTTGTAGTACTGACCCCGCTAGTAACTCCCTACCCCCATCCATACCTAGACCTTTGAATAGGCTACGGTCGATACGGTATGTCTCTATACGTCCAGTTACTGCACCACTCCACTGCCCCGCTTTGTGTGCATTGATGGCATTACTCAACTGGCCACGTAGATTACTGTCAAGGGCCGATACCTCAGACATTGCATACTCTTTGGTAGCATAGTACTCACCCCCTACCTTATAAGTGGTGGTAGTCTCTACACGAGGTAACATAGCCTCCCACTCTCTAGTAGCATACCCAACACTCTTTACTACTTCTACTTGTGAGATAGGATCTATAACTACCCTCCCTACCTCAGCATCTAACCATGTAGCTAATACTGGGGGGTTTACTATACGATCCTGTACTATTTCTACAGGCCCTACTTTAGACCTGAGGGCCTGCTCCCCTAGTTCCACCGCATAGTAGTTCCCTTCATTACCTTGGCGGGGCCCTACTATATCTCTATAACTCCTCACACCGGGTACGTTAGGTATTACCTCACTACCAGTTCTGCTCTCGGTATAGGCCCTTATCTCCTGTGATAACCTAGCCGCTTCCACTGTACCAGCATCTGGTAATTTATTCATTAAGGCTTTGACGTGTTGGCTATCACCCTCAGACCATAGACGGGCTGCTGCATACTCCCTCTGTTTAGATGGCTCTATACGGGATATATACTCTAGGTCCTCATTTATTACCTGTAGGAGGTTCGTACCCTTCTCCCCCATACCACCCATCAGGGCATCCCTCTCCGCAGTCAGGAGCCTCATGGTACTCTTACTGACATCTACAGACATAGCTTGGGTTACTTCCTCTAACCTCTGCCTCCTCACTGAATCACGTACATCACCAGAGCCGCGCATTCCCTCTTCTGGTGCTAGGAACATACCCTGTGGCATACCAAGTGTTGCAGCAAAGGTACCCACGAACCCCCTAGTACGCATCTCTAGCTTCAACCTCGTACCCGCAGAGGCCTCCGCTATCCTCTCCGTGATACTGTACGCGGTGACGTAATACTCCTGGATTGCCTTCACCTCCTGTGGGGTGAACTCTACATACCCACTATTGCTAGCCCTCACCTTCGATAGGGTGGAGAAGATGTTCCCTATTACTGTGCCTGGGCTGAATGCGGATGCTAAGGTCAACGTACTCCTTACTAGTTCATCGGTGTATGAGCCGTACTGGATCCCATAGGTACGTAAGTCCTCCGCACCAGGTATGAAGAAGCTAGTACCCTGTGAGTGGTCATCTATACGTGCTATCACACGGCCAGACTCTGATGGCATGGGATCAAACACTATAGCTGGTAGATAGAAGATACCACGCTCATGCCCCATCTGGGATGCGATGGCCTCCGCCTCACCCACCGCGAAGGGCTTGCTGGCTAGTAGCTCATACCTCCTACCCACATCCTGTATAGAGGATAGGGAGGTTTCATACTCGGGCCTCCACTGGGTACCTAGTATGTCACGTACTGCTTGGTTAGATGATGGGTCGGCACTATCAAATAATAATGTACTCAGCTCAGCCCCTGGTACACGTATATCCCCAGTGCTACTTGCTATCCCCGTTAACCGCTCCTCAATAGCTGATTGTACTAACTGACCATACTCAACATATACCTTCTTTAGGGCCGTTATATCCTCCATGCCTGAACCATATATACCCAGGTTCTGGGACATGGCTAGTGGTGTGAATAGCTGAGGGTCTAATACCGATCGTATTGGTAAGGCGTCACCAGGTAAGAGGTGCTTGATTACTGAGGATGCCGTCTGCGTTATCGCAGTGGATACTAACATATTAGCTAGTACTACCCTCATCTTGGACATATCCCCACCTGTGGAGAACTCCTTCGCTATCTGTGTGAATGGCCGTACTAGATCAGCATTCTGTAACGCACCCGTACCCTTCGTACCTATGGGTTCCTTAGTTGATGAATAGGATAAATCCATCTTCATGTACACTGATGGTACATTACTCGTTAACCCACTGATCATGGCGTGAGTTATAGCTTCAGGGGGTGCCTCACTAAGTCCTAATATACTGACTAACTGCTCTACAGCATCAGAGCGCATACTCACATCACCAGTGGTTACCCTCTCATCCCTCAGCAACTGCCTCGTTATATCTAAGGCAGTGAGTATGGTCGCGGCCTGCCTCTCCCCCGCATCATCTACGTTCAGATACTGTGATGACTTAGTGCCCTTAGATAATAGATCGGATAGGACACTCTTGATACCTGTACCACTCCTAAGGGATGACAGCATTGCATCACCTGTTATATCCATTAGGGAATACATAGAGGCGGGGTTCCATAACTTATCCAATGACCTGAGTAGATTACTAGCACCAAGCTCAGGGCCTTCCCTCAACCCTATCTGTAAGGCAGTCTCCCCATACACCCCCGACATACCCCTCAAGGCTTCATATAGGCCACTAGATAATGCCCCCTTATTCGGTGTGTCCATGTAGTTACTACCAAAGGCTAAGAGCATGGCTACTGCTGCCTCCTTCTCACTGAGGGATGCTAGTACCTGCTCAGCCTTCCCACCACGTAATAGACTACCACCATGCTCTAAGGAGAATGACTTGAGGTTGGATGGATTGATCAGACCGAAGGTATCCTGTGCGCTTATATTACCTAGTACAGTATCAGGCCTAGATGCTCTATCACGTGCTATACCCTCAAAGTATGATGCAGTAAGGAATACTGCTACCCCCTTGAATAGTGATGTCCCTGAGTCTACACGGCTACCACCATTAGGTGTCTTAGCCTGTACATACGTCAAGTCATAGAATAACTGGTTACGGCCACCACCAGGTAATGCCTTCATTGATAACAGGTACTCCCTACTATCCTCGCCAGGCCTGATCCACCCCGTGGTAGTGATAGTAGATACCGATGAACGGCCCGTCTCACGACCTTTATTCTCTATCATCCCCTCTAGCACAGACCTCTGCCCACGATCATCAAGGGTCTCCTTCAGGGTCTCTAGATCGTTAGTAGTTAAGTCAGCTAACCCATAGTTCTTAGTCGTGCCATTCACATGATTGACTACGATTACCTTCTGTAGGGTGGTATCAAACATCACGATGTCCTGGGCGCGTGCTAACTCCATCCCCCCACCATCCGCACGGGTCCAATCTACACCCAACATGGATGCCTTCACCTTCTTAGTGGTAGTACGTAGGTTGCCCTCCATCTGACTATGCAAAGGGTTGGCATAGAAGTAGTCGGAGTACATACCAGCCATCTGCACCAGCGTATACGTGGAGCTAGCAGTGAACCCCTTCATACCCGTACTCATTACATCAGAGGATATGGCACGTATACGCACCAGCTCCTGCCCTAGCCCATCTTCTAGAAAGTCCTCCTCGTTTAGACCTAACTCCATTAGGGCACGTTCATATGCCTCCATGATGGCTACCTGCTCACCACCCATCACACCACGCACACTCATATCGAAGGCTGCAGCTAATACTGTATCCTGCTCAGGTATTATTCTATCCACCTGTACCTGCACCTGGTTAGGGGTCCACTGGGGGTTAGCCCTCACTAACCTCTCCTCCAACCTCACCCTTAAGTTCTTACCATATGCACGGGCTGTTGCTAGGAAGTCACCACGCCCCGCTACCGCCTCACGGAAGGCCTCCGATAAGGTGCCCATACCCCGTTGACCCTGTGCATTCTTCAACCTCTGTGGGATCTGTGCTACCTTACCCACACCCCCAAATAGGTACGTCAGAAGCTCATCCCCACCAGCCTCATCAAATACTGCTAGAGCGCGCTTCTTAGCACTATCAGATAACCCAGATGTCAGGATATCGTCGCGGGTGGTGGAGAATCCTACCCCCATTGATGACGCAATAGCATGGTGCATTATCGTAGCCACGGGGGTACCATTCTGTCCGAATAGGGTAAGCCCACTATCTACATTAGTACCTTCATTATTAGAGCCACCAGCTACACCCCTAAGTAGACCAGGTACACCCAATGATGAGAATGGGCTGATCTCTCTGGGTATAGCAAGAGCCTGTGTCGCTAATACTTCAGCCCATGTGCCCTTCAACCCACGCACTAGATCCTGTGACTGTTCTGTCACACCGTACATGGGCATCCTATGCCAAGCTTGACTACCACTATACTGCCACGCTTGTGCTGCCAATAGGTATGGCTCCGTTAGGGCACCACTCAGGGCATTAATACCAGATGTTAGGATCTCCGTGTACGAAGGGTTAGTCTGCGCTACCGTGGACTGTATTACCGCTAATCTGAACTCAGGGTTAGTCTCTAGTAAAGGCACTAGTATATCTACTAGGCCACCAGTACTTCTTATATAATCACCAGCTCTCTGCACCCTCTTCCTTACCATGTCATCATCTGAGACAATGGCACGTGCTTCCTCTAAGGTCTTACCTTCTAGCTTTAGGGCTATATGCTCCTCCATTGAGTACCCATAGGCCATTGATGATAATAATGGCTTAATACTATCTACTACCGCTTGCAATGCCTTTGCATCACGAGTCTCACCTGGGAACCATGTGCGTACCTTCTCCAGCGCACCATCCACCTCACCTGTCAGCCTCCTCTCTAGAATATCCATGAGGGTGGTAATGTTACTCCTATCTTCCTCCCCTGCTGCCTCCATTAGCGTACGCCCAGGGGTGAAGCTATCCAGGTACTTCTCTACTAACGTCCTCTTCTCACCATCACCTAAACCCGCTAGGTACTGCTCCGGCCCCCATACCAACAACCTATTAGTACTCTCCAGTAACAATGTAGATACTAAAGATAAGGTTGTACCTATAGGGTTCATTACCGCTGACTTGTTAGGGGCGACACTCACAAACGGCTTACCTAATGCCTCCGCACGGCCTAGCAGTACATCCTGCCCTATACCTTGTGATATATCCTCCATCCTTATGTTAAGGTTAGATGCACTACTGTTATGGATCAATGAGCGTGATATCAACCTACCACTAGTTATATCTAGTACGTACCCCTCGTCAGCACCCATTGCACCCGAGAGGGTAGTATAGTCCCACCTGAATGTGAGGCCCTTCCCTAGGATACGCTCGAACCCCTCCCCAAACCCTGCTAGCTTTCTCGCATCCATTGTCAGTGATAACCCAGTACGCTCAGTACCAGACTTACCACCATACCTATATGACACCTCCCCCACCCCTAAGGATGTAGTAAGCTCGGTGAGGCGGGCGTGTAGCTCACCCAATCTCACCTTATCTACCTTGTCCTCGTACCATGGGGATGTGGGCCGACCATCTACATCACCTAACGCTGTCCTGGTGAGGGTACTCCAATCCTTAGAGAATGACTCCCTAGCTAACGCTAACTCCGCTGTTACCTCTTCCAAGGTCAAGGCATTGGGACCATTACCTGTCTTACCAAATAGTAGTGCTAGTCCGAACTCCCTATTAGTTCTCTCCACCTCCTTGGGATCCATACCCCATTCAGGTGCATGCACAGAGTTTGGCCCTATGTTAGATGAGCCAGTTTGGTGTGACTTAGCATCACCTGGTGGGGTAGTACCACCACCCTCTACCACTAGGTACTGCTTTGAGTGCTGCATGGGCACCGTAGTCAGCCTGATGTTACCAGAGGTCATTGCTAGCAACTGCCTTGCATAGCTCTCCGTGAACCCCTTAGCTAATGCCTCACCACCCATCGCCTCATCCACGCGTGCCATGAAGCTAGTAATGGGGTTACTCCTATCAAACCCTACCCTACCCACTAGATCCTCTAATGAGTTCATGGGTAAGTTCGTCCCCTTGAATATCTCCTTAGTCCTCTCATACATGGGGGTGAGGACGTGCTCGGAGTAGTTCCTATTATCTACCGCTAGGAATGCCCTATTCTCTATCACTAGGTCCAAGAGCTCTGTCTGGATACCCTTATACACTGGTCCACGTACAGCGCTAGGAGTATCGAACTTACCCATCTCCCCCTGTAGCATCTCATTGAACATAGTATCCTCATGGTGGAGGAGGAATACCTGGTTCAGGATACCGTAGAACTGTTTATTAGACCCATCCTTCATCAAGTCCAACGTACTACGCAGATGGTCATACGTCTCCGCTGCACCCATTATCTGCCCCTGGTTTAACCTTAGCTGTGATGTAGGATCCCCACGCAGGGCATCACGATTACCAACTGATTGCTGTAACTGTCTGTATAGCTTATCAGAGCTACCTATAAGGGTCTCCTGCTCAGGGGTAGGGGTCATACCCTGATTACGGTACTGCTCCTCGGAATACTCACGTGTCTGTAACCTCCTTACTACCTCGTAGTTACTACCCGCCTGGTTTACATCACCACCGACAGGGGCGGTAAGGTTTAAGCTACCTATGATACCAAACTTATCGGTCACCATCACCTTCTGATGACTCTTCCTATCCTGCACGAATAACTCTATATCACCTCCACTACCCAAGCTCTCCTTCACTCTACGGAGCCTCTCCAGGGATAATAGGTTAGGGCCTAGGATATCAAATCCCGTCTGCCCTAATGCCTTGGAATCTGGTAAGGATAGGCGCACGGATAGCTTAATGGTAGGGTTATCCCTCACCTTCTGCTCCAGGGCATCGAGCACTGTACGGTTCTGTAACTGGTATAGATCTATTACTATCTCACGGTCAGCTTGCGCTATCACGTCCACAATCAGGCCTACCCCTGGCCTCCTTATGTATGGGTCATTTATGGTACCGAAGGCACCACGGGAGGATAAGGTCTCCGCCTCCTTATTCAGTCTCCTCATCCCTGACTCTAGCTGTACCGGGGGTAAGGTATCCTTACTAACCAGGATATCTAATATCTCTGTGGTACGCTGTTGCAGGGAGTGCGTGAAAGCATCCTCCTCCGGATCCCATGCACGGTTAAGACCTGAGTATGTGCCATCAGCATTACCTACATCGTAGAAGGTCTTAAACACTGAACGAGATGCATCCCCCGCCTCATACCCCTTCTCTGAGAAGAAGTCCCCATGCAGAGACTTCAGGACATCCTTACTATCTCCTAGTAAGGCCTGTATATCATTACCGAAGGTTGATATAGCACCACGCCCTAACTGCTCCAGTGCGGACTCAGTGTTATATCTAGCAGAGCGTACATCATCATTTGTATTGCCAGAAGATAGGTCGTAGTTACCACCACGTGGGGTGTATGGCTGGTTAAAAGTGGGGCGAGTTCTACCTACCGGGCTGCTGGTTCTAGTAGGCTTTACGCGCTTGCCCAATAGCTTACGGTTACTCACTGGGCGGGCACTACTACTGGCTCCCCTCCTCCGCTTCCTACCAAACCACCTCTTATATAAAGCCTTTACCTTCTTCAGTATTCCCATTACATCACACGGAGATTAGTTTATATGACTACAGTAACTCAGAGAGATATAGCAGCACGATGGGCACCTAATAACATAAGGATACCCCTTATATGGGATGGGCATCCAAACCTCTACGTGGAACTTATAGGGGATAATGATATACCACGACTTAACATCGGTGGTAACCATATAGAAGATTCTATAGGATAAGAGGCCTCACCTTATTGATGTATGGAAGCAGGAGTTGAGTATATATAAAGGTGTGATGTCACAGGTTAACTTACCAGTTACCCCAACTATTCATTATATTCCTAGGATACTGGACTACACCTTACCAATGCACGCCTTAGATGAATATAATATGGATATGTTCGTCAATGCAGAAGTAGGGTACAGCAATAATGGAGGGCCGTACTGCGGGGCTAATCTCTACATGAGTATTACTGATGATGAAGATGATAATGTAGTAGCTAAGACCCTTCTAACTCATTACACCTTACCATTACCTATAGATATGTATGTGGTTAGAAGAACCATACAGCCCGGTATTCGCTACCTAGGGGATACTATACTCGGCCTATCCCTATAACACAGAGAGTATATGCCATCCACAATCAAGCACAGCTCTCCAAATGGCAGAGCCATAGTCAAGCATACCAAGGGCTTCATTAGATTGGTATCCAAGAGTAAGAACCTATTCCTGGTAGGAGTGAGGGGTCGTGTATATGTAGCCTGGCGGACACCATACGGGGTACGCTATAGGAGGGTACGCTAATCCTTACGACCCTGTCCACCAGGTATGACGCGGGATAGGTAATCCTCTAACATCTTCCATGAGTAAGTGTTCAGCGCGGTCCTAACCGTGGAGGGGTGGAGTATCTTCCTTATTACTGATATGGGTTCCCCCCCCACCCCGAATAGCATGACCGTTACCTCTACCTGCCTCGTGTATGGGGGGACTTCCAGTGAATCCTGGAAGTTGAGGGGGGATCTAGCTGGTACTAGATCAGAGTACACAATAGTGTCCCCTGCTAGTACCAGGTACACCAGGTTATGCCCATCCAATAGATGCTCACTCATCGCACTACCCCTCCCTCACGACCCATGTAATGTATGGAGAAGTTGTACACACCATTACTCATACACAGCATACAGATAGCACATACCAAGTCCTCGATATCCTCTGGATTCTCATATTCGATGGCTAAGAGGTAACTATTATCATCACCCTCCAATATCGATATATCTATAGTAGATACATCCCCAATGGCACACTCTATTACCTCTGGTAGCGCACCACTACTATCGTGATCCGTTACCTTTAAACTAGACCTCTCTATACCCACTACTAATCTCCTTCTTTGTAACTATTCATACTTATCGTTCTCCTACCCTCTCCAACAACTGGCCTAACACGTAGTGCAGTACCTTGTACTCCCTCAGCATACCCCTATCTATACCACGTGCCCACCTCGATAGGATGCGCTTGCGGGTAGCTTCCATATCTACTTCCCTATCAAGGGTGTACATACCATGAACGTAAGCTGTAACAGCCTTAGGGGTTAAGCCCTCCACCTCCCGCACTATCTCCATTAACTCATTGTTCTTCCTTGGTGTCATACCTAAGACCACCCTTTAGCTCTACCCACAAACCCAGACATCTTCACTCTCTCCCTAGTGGGGTCATTGGGAAAGTTAGTAGGTACATCATAACCAGGGGGGGTACCTATACCTGCTGATTGTATTAATACATCATCATCTTCATCCTTACCCCTGGGGCCGGGGCTATGGCTTACCTCTAACACAGTCTCCCCATATAGGGGCACCTCCACACGCTCACCATAATCTAAGGTGAAGGTTAGCTCTGGCTCTAGTATTAACTCCTTATCAGGGCCCCATGCTATGGCCTGGCCCGTACTAAGGGTATGCGTTGGCCCAGGGTCTACCATAGGTTCTCTAATAGGCCTTGGGGTAGGTGCAGTACCTGTCTCCCTTATAATCTGCATTACTACATCGTATGGGATTACCTCAAGAGGGGGGTTTATCTCCTCCCGTGTGGGGCGGTACATCGATAAGGTGGATGACTTATCCTTACTCCTTATCTCCGTTACCCTTACCATATCCCTACTACGGGTCCACTTCGTTAGTGGAGCGTAGGAACATAGATTGATAACTGGGATGAGGGTACGTACACGGTATACATCCCCTAATGATGGCAGGGTTACTTCTTCCACCTCTGAGTCCTCTGCCTCTTCCAGTACGGGGATGGCATACTTCCTCATGAATATCTCCCCTGCCCGCAGTAGCTGCTGCCCTAGCTCCCATTGCCCTAAGTGTGGGTACTCCTTACATATAGAACCATGCTCTATATCCCCCATGTCCGGTATTAGATCCGCTATCCCACCACTCACTCTATTAAATACTCCATACTAGCTGTCACTATATACCCACCACATGCTGTTAGATCCCCTAAGCGGGCTATAGGGCGTCCATCTATTAAGTGGTTAGGGCTGCCTGTTGCGATAGGGCCACACGTTGTCAGGTCCCCCACACGGGCTATGGGGCGACCCTCTATTAGGTGGGTGAGGCTGCCCGTTAATATGTGCCCATCCTTCTCACAGAGGCTACAGATAACCTTGTCCCCCACCCTAGCCACCCCCCTCAATACAGTACCGTGGGTTCTGTACTACCAGCAGTAACAGTTGTCACTATTGCATCAGGTACCATAGTACCACTCTCAATATTACCTACTAAGGTACCCTTGAATGACTTGAGGGTTAGGTTCTGCCCTGGCATTGGGTTTACTTCAATGGTCTCAGGCTTGAATGTAATGCTGGATATACCCTCAATACTTACCTTCTTCTTGGTCTTGATAGAGCTACCCTGACAATACAGTGTCAGTGGGGGCATCTCCGCAATAGCCTTCTCCCCAATTAGGTCACGCGCTACCCTCGGAGATAGATACCTCAATACCTCAAACCTATCGATAACCCCTAACCCAATAGTTACGACGCTACCCTCTACTGTTAGATCGATAGCCTTACCCAGGAGGGTCTGCCCCCTGTATATACTGATACCCATCATCACTGGCTTCTTAGTCATGTCGTTACTCTCTGATAGTACATATATCCTAACACTGCTAGACGCAGTCTGCGACATGCGCCCCCGTCGAGGACACGCGCACCGTGGCGTGCAGCATTCGCTAGGACGTTAGCGTTAGTGCCCATACCCTAAGCATTCTCCCCATTAATACACAACAAGTGAGCATCATGAGACGACGCACAGTTGAAGAACATACTATCCTCCTCGCTACCGTGGGCAGTCACGCCTATGGTCTAAATCTCCCCACCTCTGATATCGATATCAAGGGTGTATGCATATCCCCTATAGATTACTACTACGGGATTAAGGAGTTCCATCAGAAGGATGGGGGGTGGGATGACCCTCATGATCCCCCATCTGGTCTATTCCCTATCCTAGAGGGGGTAGAGGATTGCACTATATATGAACTCAGGAAGTTCATACACCTAGCCGCTAACAATAACCCTACTATTATGGAGATGCTATGGCTTAAGCAATACGAGTACCTAGAGCCTACCGTGGGGCAGGAGCTAGTGAATCATAAAGCCGCCTTCCTATCCAAGAAGGTTAAGCACACCTACTCAGGCTATGGGCATGCACAACTTAAGAAGGTAGGTCTACATAGGCGCTGGCTACTGAATCCACCACATACTAAACCACAAGCTAAAGACTTCGGTATAGATGATAAACACCTACCCCTCAGTAAGAGTGAGATGGGGGCATTCCTAGAGTACATCCTCGCCCTCACACGGGATAGTATTGAGTTCATGGAACCCACACAACAGCTAAGGAAACTCCTGTTAGAAGATATAGACCTCACTGCTATCGTTAAGCAGAAGCCATTGGGTGAGCATGTCATACCATATGTGCAGGAAATGACGCGTGGTAGTAAAGACTTCATGCAATTATTACAACAGAGCCAAGCCTATAGGAAGGCAATAAGTGAGTGGGATTCCTACCAACAGTGGAAGAAGGGCCGCAACCCAGAGAGGGCTGCACTAGAGGCTAAGTGTGGATATGACGGGAAGCACGCAAGTCATAGTGTACGACTACTACGGCAGGGGCTTGAGTGCCTGCAGCATGGGGAACTTATCGTAAATCGTCGTGAAGCAGGTGATGCCGAGGAGCTACTCGCTATCCGTAAGGGTGACTATAGCTATGAGTCAGTTATAGAGATAACGGATGCACTGTTCCTATTACTGGAAGAGGCGTATGACGCTAGCACCTTACCACATACCGTGGATAGGGAGTTGGTACACGACCTCTGCTCCAGGTGGGGGCAGGACTATCACAATAACCATTAGGAAGATCATTACATGCTGATACTAGAACCTGATATTACTGTGTACTGGGATAAGGAGGTATCCCTTAAGGCCCGTGGTCTCCTATTTATAGAGGGCACCAAAGATGCTACTCTCAATGATCAAGATGCAGATATGACTATCTATGTCACTATCTCTAGTACCAATAAACCTAACTTACGAATAACCTGTAGCGAGGGTTATACTTGGCTAGAGGGTAACTCTGATAAGCTGCTCAAGCATATCCCAGAGGCTATGAATGCAGTCAATGCCTGGGTAGATGAGCACAGTCTACTTGTTAAGTGGAAGGAGGAGGTAGCTAAACACAATACCATTATGAGGTTGGTAAACCTACCCGATGCTGATATAACAAAGGGTAATAGGGCAGCATGGTTCATACTGCGTATGCTACCTTCCGGTGTGCTACCTATAGTAGTAACAATTGGGGTGTATAGTACTAAACCCCAGGCTTGGGTGCAGCTACAGCTAGATACTGGGGAGACTGATAATGACTGGGATCCTGTATTATGTACTATCTCTAGCTACTACCTAGACTTACCCATAACTATGGATACCCTCAAGGCCAGTATGTGCAAACCCTTCCAGCAGTACCTTGATTACTTACAGGGATAGGCATACATTGATGCCATTAGACGCAAGTATGGGGGTTACTAACCACCTGCCATACTTATCCCTACCATACACCTCCGCTATTATCTCGGTACCCAAGGGGAGGGCTTCCGCTAACTTATCCCTAGCTATCACACCCTCTGGGGTCTTTATCTCTGCTGCATCGAACTTATACAGGCGGGCCCTTGCCTTCCTAATCACTAGCATCCCACTGGGGTCAATAGATAACCCCATACCTAACCATGTATCTGATAGGGGTGGTATTGGTAGTGGCAACAGAGGTGGTAGTACAACAGTTACCCCTATGTATATATCTAGGATCAGGGTGTCACCATCTACTATACGCTTGACTATGGCAGCATGGCGCGTGCTCTTGATTACTGTACGCTTAGCTATTGCCTTCATACTATTATCTACTACGGTAGGGGCCATGGATGGCGTGGATAGTAGTATAATTGATGTAACTCTACAACAACATAACAGACTAATGATTAATTTAGATGGGCTTAAATGGGTTACCTATAAAGGTACAGAGTGGACTATCGCAGGTAGTATTACTACTGATCGCAACCATTACAACAATAAGAAGAAGCACATCACTAAAGGCTTAGAGCTAGGCCTTGGTGGTGCAGAACTAGCTGAGTACAAAGCCCTATATTTAACAGCACATGGTGTTGTGCTGAAGTGCCCTAGATTAGTGGTGATAGATAGGGAGAAGGTATTAGCCTATGCGGATTACTGCAACAGAGCCTTAGGCAGTCCCATCATGTCTGCTACCGTCAGTACAGAAGACACTATACAAGAGATCGTACCAGATGCTGTACTGCAGGAGCTACTAAGAATCACTAAGGATAAAGGCTTGGATTGGGTTAGATATGATAACTCCTTGTACCTACCCATGGTACAGGCATCACTTGCTAAGGATATGGAGAAGGATGACTACTCTAATAACTGGCGGGGGTGTCAACCTGAGCTCCCAGGTATAGCTAAGCTATTAGATGGAATTGAGCTACAGTCATTCAAGGCTAGCTATATAAAGGATCATGGTACATGGCCATTCCCACGTACTAGATCCCTATGGGTAGGTAATTGGGAACATGCATATGCTTACTTGGTACAGGGGAAGAGCCCCACCGCTACCACATTCCAGACCATGGGCGCTAATAGTATACAACATGCTATTGCCCCATCATTGGTACCCCAGCAAGCAGCACCACCCATGGTATGCTTCGCACCACAATGCCCTGAGACCTGGCCCTCGGAGGAGGCGCTAGTGGATAGGGTGTTTAAGTTGATGGAGTTGAGTACCATCAGCATGCAGAGGGAGGCCTGCCTCTTTAACTCTCTAGGTAATACCCCTACCACTAGGAGATTAGATGCCATAGAGT